CAGGATGCGTTTACGCAGACTCGGCTTGGTGTAGTTTCCCGCAGCATTGACCTTGCCGCCTTCCGCGTACTGCGTGAAGTCGGTGTCATCCCGACGCGCTTTCTTCTTCGCGCCGGGCATCTTGGCTGGGTTAACGGCTCCCATGCCGCGAGAGGACATCACAGGTATTTACCCCGAGTTCTGCCGCGCTGCGCAATGCCGTCACCGCGACTTGCACCGCTGGGCTTGGACATTTTGGAAGACGCCAGACCGCCGGATGCCATCTTGACTACACCCCCTTTGGCACGCCGTCCGCCGGAGGCACGCAGTGTATCCAACCGAGCTTGCTCTGCACGCTGTTGTGCAAGGTACGCGGCTTGATTAGCGCGAGATGTAACGGCCAATGCGTCCGTTTTACGGGCACTGGGGCTTGCGGCTGCCGCCATTCTGTCCGCTTGCATTGCGGGATTAACTGCCCTAGTGTAATCGCCCAAAGCTGCACTGCTTGGTGTATTTGCTGTACTGGCGCGGTTGTAGTCGTTTGCCGAAGCTACGTATCCGGGCGGGGTAAACGCTCTTGTTGTAGGAACGGCTTCATCCGCCTGTCCTGCTGTAGTGAAAGCGCCCATTGAACTTTGAACGCCGGGAGGGGTAAAGGCCCGTGTTTTGGGAACGGAAACGACTTCGGCCGCAGCGGGGGCCGCAGCCGCAGCAGGAGTTTTTGAATTTGCACCTGCGGCTTTCAGCTTTTGGTATCCATCAATTGCCGCAGTTTGGCGACCGCCTTGCCCAACATCGCTAGGCCGCATACCGCCAGACCCTTTGGGGCCGTATTCCGCTTCAAGTTCAGCCGTGCGGTCAACCCTATCCCGCGCATACCGAGGAACCTCAACTTCATCGGGCTCGGGACGCGTGGCACGTTCGTACGCGCCTTGGTTGGTCATGTCCAAGCCTTCGCCCATTTTTTTCTTGGGCTCGTTCTTTTCGCTGTACTTGTCGTACGCGTACTTGCCCGCGATGCCGAGGGCTGCAAGGGCAGCTAGGTCTCGTGCTTTCATGGATTACTCCTTAGCAGGCCATGCCGCCTTTGTTCATTTTGACTTGGGTAGCTTTGGTCTTGCCGCGGGAAGCAACACCGTCAGCCGCACGGACGTATCCGCCGGTAGCCATCTTGGTCATACCGCCTTTTTTCTTCATCATCATTTGCTTTTTGTCCAATGCCATGTCCGCTTTGGAGCCCTCTTTCATGCCCTTCTTCTCTACGTCCTTGCCGGATTTTTCAAATTTAGCAAATGGGTTCACACCTTTTGTAGCCATCTCACCACCTCGTTTAAAAGTTTTGCCTTTGTCGGCCTTGCTGAAATCCTTGCCCACAGACTGTGGGACTCCTGCCTTCTTGGCAAACGATGGGCTGTGCGCCACCGCTTCCATGAAATTGTGCTGTTTCTTACTTGTGCTCGGCATCGTCGTCTTTCTTCTTCCACTTGATGACCTCGGCAAACGATTTGCCCGTGGCCATCTCGACAATGCGCATCACACCAACGATAGCTCCGATAAGACCAAACACAGGTGAGACCCATTCCAAAAATGCGCCGATGGTTGAAAAAACGGCAGCGACATCAAGGATGTCTTTGACGGTGTCGTGATGTTCAGTCATATCAGCAGTTCCACGCTTTCAGCGATTTATTGATACGGGAATTTGGGTCTTTCGCGGTCTTCTCGCTGGTCAGCTTCTTCTTCATCCCTTCCATACGAGCGCAGAAGGAGTCGCGCCTGCTGCCGCCTTCGGGCTGGGGAGGTTTCAAGTTCATGCCTTGCTTTTTCGCGGAGGCCCGACCCTTGGCGTTGAGGCCACCATTGGGATTCTTGCCTTCTTTGCGAGTCCATGCTGGAGACTTAGCCATAGAACACCGTCACACCGGTAACCGATGCGCTCAAAGCAAGATACAGCGTGCTGCTGAACTTAATCCCCTCACCGGGGATGTCGAATGTGTACGTGTTGGGGTTGGTGTTGCTGGCAATGTCAATTTCCAACAAAATCGTTCCTGACGAACCCCCATCTTTGAACTGCACGGTCGCAGCGGTACTTGCTGCTGGGCAAATAATCAAGCCCTTTAGCCGTGTCGGCCCATTAAAAAGCGTGCCCGCTGCGCTTGCATGAGCACTCTTAACGTCTGTCTGTTGCATAACTAATCTCCTATGAAACAGGGGCCGAAGCCCCCGAGACTAATTACTGCTGGTTGGCAGGAGGCGACATGTTGCCGCTGGAATCCTTGACGATGTACTGCACGGTAATCTGTGCTGCACCGCCGCTGGCTGTACCTGCGCAAGCATAGATGAATTGCAGAATCAGGTCGGTTGAACCCACGTTCAGAAGGGTAGCCATGTTCGTTCCCGACAGCGTGACGGTTGCGCGGCCCACAGCCAAAGGAGTCGTGGTAGCGCCGCCAACGGTAGCCAATGAAGTGCCGCCCGAAGTCTGAACAGTGATGGTGTTTCCGGTCGTGCCAGCAAATGCGGTAGTGATGTCACAGAAGATGTTGGTAATCTGTGCGCCTGCGGGGATGACCGCAAAGGTCGTGGCAGTCGTGGTGCTAACCGTCAGTGAGCCGGTTTGGCAGACTTGGGTAGCGCCTGTGTTCTGGATGGTTCCAGCGGTAGTACCAGTGGTATTTTTGACCGTGCCCAAAAGCCACGGGCCGAGATGAGTTGCGAATCCCATGATAAATCCTCACATACAAGTGGAGCGCATCAATCGGTATGTCGTCCAGCCGGGACTGGTTTGATACGCCGGTAACCCCGGAATGATTGCAATATACACCAAAAAGAAAAGGGGCACAAGGCCCCTTTTCTCAGTCCTTTTAGGACGAACCGGGAGAACCAAAAATTCCCAGCGGGTCAGACCAGCCGAACGAATAACGCTCACGAGCCTTGTAACGGACGTTACCAGTATCGAAGTCGCCATCCATCGAAGTGGCCATAGGCGTACGCACGAAGTGCTTCAGCCCGTTAGGCACGTCAGTGGTCAGATACCAGCCATTGCTGTCTGTCAAGAAGTGGTTGACAGTGTAGCCTTCAGGAATCGAACCATTGTTCTTCAGTGCGTTGATGTCGTTGTCGGTAGTACCAACACGCAGGCTGGTTTCCAACAGACGAGTAGCAACGAACATCAGAGACGGGGGAACAATCAGCTTGCGGGGCTTGGCTGCAATCAGCAGGCCCTTCTCATCCGTCCAAGCGGCGATTTGGATGACGGCGGCTTCCAAGGAAGTCTCGTTCAAATCAGCGCCAGTGGTCGGGCGATTGCTGTTGGTTCCGCCATTGACCAGCGGGTGAGCAGTGCTGAACAACGAAACGCCGTCGCCGCCAATGTAGTTGGCAGAGAAACCGTTGTTGATAACAGCAGCAGCTTTAACCTGCTTGGTGTACGCCATACCGCGTGCCAAAGCCTTGGTGTAGCGGGCAGACAGACTGTCGTACAGGTTGTCTTCCACAGCTTCCTCGGTGATGGAGAAGCCCAGCGCAATGGTTTCGTGGTTGTAACGGGAAGTGAAGGCTTCCTGCGCATTGTCATAAGCAATGGCTTGGCCCTCGTTCTTCACCGGTGCAGCACCGAATCCAGCGAGCTTGGTTTCTTCTTCAAAGCTACGCTCCGATTTCTCGGTCTCGTAGATTTCCTTGTGCTCTTCGCCATAGCGGGCGTATTCAAGTCCGTACAGAGCGTTCAGACCCGGAAGGAGTTCCTTCAATAGTTGTGCGCGTGAAATAGCCATGATTTAGCTCCTTATGCACCGGTTGCGGAATAGTAACCGTGCAGACCTTGGTTCAATTTAACCAAGATTTCGGGGTACTGGGTGAAGACGACGGTCGAGCTGTAAACACCCGAGTTGATTGTGAAGCTTGCGGCTTGGTCCAGCACAACGGAGGTTGCGCCAGCGGCTGCTGCGGTTGCCACAAAAGAACCCGTCTGTGCAACTTGACCACTGGTGGTCAACACAGAAACGTCCGTACCAACGGGCAGTGCGTAAGGCAGTGCGCTCACGGTCAGGGTAGTAGTACCCGTGCTGTAAGTAGCAGTACCCAAAGCAACTGCGGTATCAGGTACAACGCCAACCATGCGCAAAGGCAGAGTGGTGGTGACCGGAGTAGCCGTAGGAGCCAGAATCGCGTTGGCCGAATTGCCAGTGTTGACGCTGCCGGTGTTGTTGATGGCTGACAGGTTAGTGCCAATCATCGCCAGAGCGCCCGAAGCAACGGTAGTACCGGAGCTGCAAACAACCGCCTTGAACACGGCATCAGGGTCATCCAAGATGTAGGCTTGGCAATCACCGGCGGCGGTGCTTGCGGGCCAATACTGGGAGAACAACTTTTGCTTAGTTGTGGGGTTGGTGTAGGTGCAACCCAAGAAAATACCGACGGTCTGGTTCAGACCAGTGCCAGTAGAAACCGAGGCGCGTGTGGCAAAGCCACGGGATAGAACCACGAAATCTCCGTAGAAGATGCTGGTCGCGTAACCGTACTGGATGTTGTACATGCGGGTAGAACCTGCAAATACTTGACCACCAATAAGGTTCTGCGGCAACAGTCCGTACGGAGCTGATACGACAGGATATGCCATGAAAAACTCCTATTTATTTAAGACCAAGACCAAAACCGCCACGCGTTGAACTGGATTTTCTTTCCGAGAACAACGGCATGCGCGGGTCATTCTGACGCAAAAAGCTATTGTCTACCGAGTCCATCTGTTGCTGTGCTTGTCCGTTGTAGTACTCAGCCATAGCTTCTACGTTCTCGGTCGGCTGTTTGCAAAGCATCAGCCCTCCGATTTCGATGTTGCCTGTCTTTTCGTTGCCGGTTAGCATCATTTCAGGGTAATCCACTGCCTTACACGGTTCCCATCCGTCACGCAATTTACGCGACACATTGGTAGGGTCAGACTGCCCTAGGATGTGTGTCGCAATCCAGCGGTGCGTCATACCGGGGATTGGGTCGGGGTCAGGCAGAGTACTGGACGGTCGATAGACCTTACGCACAGATTTTTCGCGGGAAACAAGGTCACGGGATTCACGAGTTGCCATAATATTAAGACTCCAATTTTGCTACTTGAGCAGCGTACTGCTGCGGGGTTAATCCAAACTTCTTGGCCAACGCAAGCGCTGACGGCGTAATCTGAATTTTCTTTGGCCCTGACGAACGGGTCGCTGGGGCTACCACGGATGCTGGACGCTGACTCCTTTCACTTTGGGGCTTTTCACTCCGGCTACTCCCGAACACTTCGGGAAATTTGCTTCTGACACTATTGTCAATCTGCGCGTAGTACTCATCACTTTGCGGGTCAATGCCCGAGTTCACTAGCTTTTGATGCAACCCTAGTGCGTAGTTGGATACATCCTCGAACCCCTCAGAACCGAACCACTGGTTTTTTGCTTGCCAGCGCAAGGATTTTTGGTCAGGTTTTCCCTGTGGGGCCACAGGTTGTTGCGTTTGTACACTATCGCTGTACGTTTGTAAAGGGGCCGGGCGGAAGCTTTTTGCCCGCTCCAAGTTGAACTTGGCGTCGGTCATGGCTTCCTGAGCGGCAATGATGGCGTCCGTGTCAAAGGCTTCTTGCGCTTCCTTGTACTGACGGCGGGCTTTTTCCATCTCAGCTTCCGCAGCGGACAGGCCGGAGGCAGCAATCTGCTTTGTGCCTTGCTCGACGTAGCCCTTGAGCTGTTTGTTCTCGTCCAACAAAGCTTGGGCCAGCCGCTCCAGCTCCTGCTTTTCCCGCAGGGTGGACTCTTTGGCGCGGCGTTCGTCGTGCCGTGCGTGGGTCAGCTTCTTGATGCGCTCTTGGACTTTGGAGCTGTAGGTCTCCAGTTCTTCGTCCGTGGGGTCTTCGACCGGCTCTTCCAGCTTTTGACGACCGCGGTCTTGCTCCGGGGTATCGTCTACGACTTCGACTTCAATGTCGGTGTCGCCGGTTTCAATGTCAACGGTGACGGTTTTTTCGTCTTCAATCTCGTCGGGAAATTTGAATTCAGACATGGGTGATTCCTCTCGGGTCTTGCACAACACCTTCAACTTGGTCGTCGTTGATTAAGCGCATCTCGCGCCCGTACATCTTGAACCGTGTGCCTGCATACGTACGGGTAAGTACGAAATCGCCTTCCTTGCACCAAGGGCCTGTTGGGAACTTGGATTTGTCGGAGTAGGCATCAGGGCCAACCTTGACCACAAACAAAACCGCCGTGGTCAGCTCTTCTCGCTTCATCATGTCTTTCGGCTTGACAAGGTTTGTGCCTTGAATCAGCTCTTCGACTTCAGGCAAGAAGCACAACAGCTTGTACCCAGACGGGTCGGGTAGCTGCTTGGCTTTTTCCGCATCCGTCAGCGTTTCGTCAGGGACTTCCGCTGTTTGGATGGGCTGGGGCATTTCTACCCCCGGAGGCAAGAGGATGTCACTCATCGTTGTTTTCAACTTTCTTCAGCAGGGCCAACAGGTAGGACTCTGCGGTGGCTAGGCCCTGTATCACCCCGCAAAGTTTTTGGTACTCTTCAAAAGACCGACAGGCCCCACCAGCCATGTGGTCCGCGTAGTTGTTCATGTCTTCGCGTATTTGCGCGTTCAGTACGTGTGCAAAATCTTGAATCATTCTTCAGTCTCCGTTGGTGTAGTTTGTTGTGTTTGCATCGCTTGGTCTTTTGCAATCTGCGCACCCAGCTTGACCCCTGCGTGCTCTTGGTCAAATTTCTGCTGGGCTTGTTTCTCCCGGATGGAAGCTCCGACCTTTACGCCCTCCAACTGCATGCGTGCAGCAGCTTCTTCTTTGCGTGCGTTGTTGATGTCCGCTTTGGCCGCTGCCTCCATCACCATGCGTTGCTTCTCCAGCTCCAGCTTGGCTTGCTCAATTGCAAAGTCCTGCTGCACCTTCTGCGCCTCCAACTGCAAGCTGCCCTGCTTGAGCTGCAACTCCTGCTGCTGCATCACCACCATCGGGTCTTGGGCTTGTTGTTGCGCTTGCTGTTGTTGTGCCTGCTGCTGGTTTACCTGCAACGCCTGCTGCGCGGCTTGCGCCATCATGCTGGACAACGCCTGCTCAATCTGCGGCGGCAAGTCTTCGTCCTCGGGCGGTAGGGCCAAGCCCAACTGCGCCTCAATCTGTTTGCGGTACTGGTAGCCCGCGTGCTCGGCAACGTGCGCCATGAGCGCGGCTTGGATGACCGGAGCCTTGGGGTTCTGACCAATGCTGGCTGCAATCATGGGGTCTTGCATCATCGACATGTGCACCGCGATATGCGCCTGATGGTCTTGGTTCAGGAATGCCTTCACCGGGTCGCCTTTGAGGAGCGACATGTTCTCGGTCACCGGGTCGCGTGGCTTCTGGTCTTCCGGCAGGGGAACCAACTTGTCGGCGTTCTTGATGCCCAGAATCTCCAGCATGTTGCGGTGCAACTGGGGCATGTTGTAGATGTCAGGTGACGCCTGTGCCATTTGCATGACCGCTTGGTACTGGACGACCCGCTGGCTCATGGTGGCCGCGTTGGGGTCGCTGACCGGAATCACGTCCACATGGTCGTAGTCCTCACGTTTGGCCGTGGGTGCG